GAGTAAGAGCCGACCAATCGGAAAGTCATTCTTCTGTGAAGCCCGAAGCCAATGAGTTTTTAACTCATGGGTAGTCCATTAAACAAAAAATTGTTATTATGATTTGAGTGGCATTGCTTGAGATAAGTAGTACCACTTTTCTTTTTATTGCCACTTTAATTCGTTTCTGACGGGTTTAATATATAAACTTGATAACTTATAAGGTTGGGACTATTATAAGCGGTTAGAACGTCTTAAAACAAGTTTATGGTTTTCTTCATGCGTATACGTAATATATTATATATGATACACAAAAAGCGGTTAATGTTAATTATATGTTAAATTAGTAAATTTACTTGGTTATTTCAAATTAAATACTTACCTTTGCAATCGTAAATCAAAACAAACAAATAGAATTATGGAAACAAAGAAATATAAAATCAGAAAAGATTTAAGTTATACATTTGACGGACACAAACTTTATCGTGTTGAGGCTCTCAAGGACTTTGGAAACGTCAAGAAGGGTAGCATTGGTGGTTTTATTGAGAAAGAAGATAATCTTTCGCAAGAAGGCAATTGTTGGATATTCTTGGACGGAAAAGTTTACGACAATGCAAAAGTATTTGGGAATGCTGTAATAGACGGATTTGCACAAGTGTGCGACAATGCAGTGGTATTTGGTAATGCACAAGTAAGAGGACATTCCAAAGTTAAAGATAACGCACGTGTGTTTAATAACGCACGTATGGAAGGTTGTTCTATTGTTAAGGATAACGCACAAGTGCATGGTAATTCCCTTCTATTAGATAATGCACAAGTTTGTGACAATGCAAATTTAATAGGTACTTGCTTGGTGAGAGATAACGCAATTGTTTGTGGTGACGCTGATATATACGATTTTGTACGCTTTATTAGTGATGCAAAAATAATGTCACCTGCTGACTACTATATAGGTCATGAAAATTGGGAAGGTGGTCATAATTTTGTTTATACACGTTCTAATAATCAATGGTCCACGCTCTTTATCAATGGAACAAAGGAAGATGTTTTGGAATTTGCTAAAAATAGAGGAGAAAAAGATTACAACTTCTATAAGAACGTAATAGAGTTTGTAGAAAAGATGTATTCTTAATATTAATGTAATTTAACAAGGAAAATTTGTGTATTTGAATTTTTCTTGTTAAATTTGCACACGTATTTCAATAGTAAACAAATTAAAACAAAAATAAGAATTATGAATTACGATAAATTATTTGATAATATATCATACGCTATTAAAGATGAGAACTTTGAAGGACTTGATGATAAAAATGATTTTAAGTTGAATGTTGTTAATATTGGTTTCAATTTAAGACGTTTTTACGTTACGGATAAATATACAAGTGTACCTGCTTTGTGTTTTGACGTTGATAAATTAAATGATTCTATTATTATAAAAGAAGTTTATGATAAACTTGCATATTGTTCATTATTTAGGTGGGCAAAGGAAAATAATATTATAATTGTAGATTTTGAAGTTAGATTGGATAGTGCTACAATTAAACGTTTAAGAGATAAAATTGCAGTTTTTCGTGTTTTAGACGACTACAAGGAAGATGATATTAAAGAAATACTTTTGTATTTTGGAAAAGAAATAACTAAGTTTTCAAATGGAAATGTATTTTGTTTAATGGGTAGAGTTTATAGTTTTATTAGTGATATAGAAGATATGTTTTTTATAAAAACTGGAAATAATCTTGCTAATAAAATAGAAAAAATTGCTATTACAAACTTAACAAAGGAAGAGTTAATTAACTTTTTATATGATGTGATTTATTTACGTTAATAAAATAAGTAAATTAAGAAATATGAATATAATAAAAGATATAGACCGTATTGAAGTTATTTTCATCTGTGATGATACACTTATAAAAATGGGCTATGAACCATTCTTTAATGATGATAACCCACATACAGAACATGAGTTTACAATGTTATTTGAGAACGGAATAGCACGGGAACTAAGTGTAGAAAATGAAATTAAAAAAATTAAGAATGATAAGGATAGTATTGTATTATTATATCCACGTCAGGATGACACAACAAATAAGCAACTTATCGAAATTAAGAAAATAGCAGGTGGACTTGATAATTTTCAAATTGCTTTGCTTTATGGTAGACCATACCACAACATATGTTAAAGAAGTGTTAAATACTTAATTTTATTTGGTAATGTGAGAATAATTTCTTATCTTTGCACTATCAATTAAAAACAAACAATTAAAACATTTAGAATTATGGGACAATATTTTAAACCTGTCATTATTGACAAGAAGGATAGTAAGAAAGTAGTTGCATCATTACATTCACATGACTTATGTTGTGGTGCTAAATTAATGGAACATAGTTATGTTGGCAACAGATTCGTAAACACATTTGCAACTCTCATTAATAATGAGGACGGAAAGTATAAAGGTTATCCTATGGCATGGGCAGGTGACTATGCGGACGAAGTGGACGGAAAACATAACCATTGGGATATTGCACGTATCAATAATACTGATGAGGATGTAGAGGACTTGAAAATAAATGAGTACCGCTACTTTATCAATAAGACAAAGAAGGAATTTGTCGACATTGAGGAATGTCCGAGTGGTAAGACAAGTGATGATTTAGCCGTACATCCATTGCCTATCCTTACAAAGTTAAGTTATGATAAAACTCACGATTACATTCCTAACGAAGGGGAACTGAAATTTGTCGGCTCATGGGCAATGGATGTTATTGTATCAAGCAACAAATGTCCAAACGAGAAGACATTTAAGCGTATTAAACCAAATTTTCACTTGTAAGATATAAAGTTATGTGTACATTTAGAGATATAATAAAGTCCAACTTATTAAAGAATTGGAAACCTATAAAGTTCAGAAAGCGAGAAATCCTTTCTGAACGCTTGAACGAAACTTTAGGGGGACTTGCAACAGAGATAACACTAAAGGACGTTAAAGACAACGTATCAGTGCTTAAACTGACCTTTGGGGATAAAAAGGAAGAGTTCGAAGTTGCATGGAAACAAACCGATAATAGTTGGCATTCAATCTCAAATATAGAATAGATAAGTTTTGTAGTTTTAAACGTTGTACCGCAAGGTAATCACAATGTAGTAAAAGTTAATATTTAGTTAGTTAATTATTTTTCAAAACTATAACCGCTTGAGATAAGTAGTTATGGTTTTTTGTTTTTATTAACACAAATAATTTGGTTTATTGAAATAAATTGTTTACCTTTGCATACGTAAATCAACAACAAATAAGAATTATGAACACGAAATATAAAATTAGAAAAGATATATCAAAAACCTTTAGGGGTAAAACAATATATCGTATAGAGGCACTCAAGGACTTTGGGGATGTTAAAAAAGGTGACTTGGGCGGTTGGATTGAAAAAGAATTTTTTCTAAGCGAAAAAGGAAATTGTTGGGTATACGATAACGCTATTGTTATTGGAGATAGCATGATTATGTGTAACGCTAAAGTACGTGATAATGTTATCATCTATGGAAGTGTTGTAATTGACGGAAATTCTATTGTAAAAGACAATGCCATGATATGTGGCTATGTAAAAGTTAAAGGCAAAGCAATTATAGAAGGAAATGCAGTTGTACGTGGTCATGTAAATATTGAAGGTAGTGCCAAAGTATGCGACAAAGCAACAATTAAAGATTATGCAACATTAAGCGGTAATTGTATTGCCAAAGATAACTCTATCATTGGAGGTTATGCAGAAGTAGGCGGTTTTGCGGTACTTGGAGGTAATTCTAAAATTAAAGATAATGTAACTATTGGTGGTAAAACAAAAACTACTGATAACGTTATTATTAAAGGTAAAGCAATTATGTCCGCAAATATTATCTTAATGGATAATGTTATTATCGCAGGTTATTTTGTATTAGAATTAACTGATAATAAGTTAATTCGTTTGGGAGGAGAGATTGAACTTTCAGAAACTCTATATTGGGGTGATGATTTGATTTAAGATAAACAATATCATCAATAAACATATTTATTAAATATAAGAAATAATATATGGAACGTTTATATAAAATTTGGAAAACATTATCTCCTATAGATAAATTCTTTTATGCACAAGAGTATTGGAAGGCTGTTAACTCACCAAATATGTGGTATGGAATGAATGAAATAGATACAAAACTAAAAGGTTACAAACCTATTGATGTTTTAAGTATATTACAACCAAAAGAGTTTGATATAAGAGATAGTTTCTTCAAATATAACGAGCAACACCTTTTAGTGAGTGGAAACGCAGAAGATGTAATGAAGGATATTAATTCTGACATTGATAAAATTATAGAGTTTAACGCTGACGAATTATAAAACAAATATACATACATCTATACTTAAATAAGTACAAATAGAGTGTGTATGATAATTATATAAGATTAAGTTAATTTATAAAGCAAATAAATACATAATAAAAAGTAAAAACATAGATATGGAAAATTTATATGATAAGTGGGAAACTTTGTCACCAGTAGAGAAATTTCAATATGCGGAAGAGTATTGGGACGCTGTAGAGTCACCAAACAAATGGTATGCAATGAGCGACTTTGATAATCAATTTGCAGACTACTCACCATTTGAAATTGCACGCAAACTTGCAACGGGAAAGTTTAATCCATACGACAGTTTCTTTAAATATGACCACAACGGAAATGTTATAAGTGGTACATCAGCCGATGTCATGATAACAATTAATGATAATATTGATGAGATTATTGATTACTTTGAGGAAAAAGAATATTAAAAAACAAACAGAAATAACGGATAATAGGGATAGTAATTTATATTGCTGTCCCTTTATTGTTATATTATATATACACATACGCACGTATAATATACATAAGCAATAACCAAACAATGACTTATATAAGTACAAGTAGAACACACGTGTTAACTTTAATTAACTATAATAATTTTGTAGTTCAAAATAAATTATTTACCTTTGCATTGTCATTCAGAAGGAAAGACAAAGGGTTTACAACTGACCGCCCTCTTTTTAAGAGTTGGTTAAATTAAATTCATTGAATTATGAAAGATATGTATACTTTTATGCTTTATTTTGAAAACTTGATTCCAAGTGAAAAAGTGGACATTTATAACCATTTTTGCGAAAAGCATAACTTTGATGATAAAATTTATTTAATGGATAATTTAGATAAGATGTTGGAAAAATGTAAACCAACAGAAGTTTTAGCCAAAATTGATGAGAATTTTTGTCGTTTCGATTCTGCTTTTATTATAAACAATGACAACAAATTTCAGTCATTAAATGAAACTAATTTAACCATTTATACCCAAGAAAGAATGTATTTCTTTATTGCAAAAGATGTTGAAATTTGGTCTAAATATATAAGTCCTGAAAAAGTTCAATAAAAAGCACCTATTTGTTAATAAAAGTTAAAGAGAAGAATAATTTTTAGAAAACATTTGGCTGATTAAAATTATTTGCTTATCTTTGCAAACGTAATTCAGAAAGGGAATAGTCCCACAAAATATTTAAAATCATTAAATTATGGATAAAGAATTAATAAAGTATGGTTTAGTTTGTCTTTTAACTATATTGTTAAACGTGGCAAATCTTGTTGCTTTGTGTACAAGTCAGAACCCTTTTACATGGGTTATTATTATAGTTGTCTATTTTTTGCTTTTGGCAATTATCCACATTGAAGACATTTATAATAAAATCGGTGAACATTACGTGGAAAAGAATTATGGACGCAATAGATATTAAAACAAAGAGTAGTTTTTATTGTTAAAATAATGTTAAATACTTTATTTTATTTGCATAACTCAAATTAATTACCTATCTTTGCAACGTAAATCAATAACAAAAGGTATAACAACGGACTACCTAAATAAAATGTCCGTTAAATTAATTATCATTGAATTATGAATAATACAACAAACATCGAAAGCGTTTACAAACTGATTAAGACTATTAGCACAAAGTTTGGTTCTGCAATGGTTGTAAAGTCAGAGCCTAAATTTAGGGGAGGTAAAAGTTGTCCTTTTGTTGGACGTGTCACAAAGATGACACTAATTACAAATTGCCGTTTTGGCAGTTATGAAAATAACGTGAACGCAACTTTGGAAAGGAAAGGACTTGAAACCGACTACAAAGCAGCACCACGCAAAGGAATGCACTTTGTAGAAGGTATGTATCCTTATATCCTTCAGTCTGATAAAGATAGTGAACAATACTATATTACAATGAATTACCGACCTTCTGACAAAACCACATTTGAACACGTCTTTGTATTAGACGGAAAAGTGGTAACAGACGAAACAATACGTGCGGAGATTGAAGGTTGGATATACGTTGCACCAAAAAAAGAAAATATCAAGCAAGCGGAGGCAGGACTCGAAGACGAGGAACAAACGAAAGTAGTTACATACAAAGTACAGAACGTTATCAATATAGGCAAAGCACACGACTTAAAAATGTTATGGGATATGTTGGTGAAGTAATATAAATTGAAGGTAGTATCTATTAGGGTACTACTTTTTTGCTTATATATGCTTTATTTCCTTTTTAAGCGGTTTTATTAGAATAAACCTACAATTATACTAAATCATTATTTCAAACGAATACAAAGCAAATAAATGACTTAATAGCGTATGTTATTATATTATTATATATACACACACGAAGGAATAATATGCTATTTGTTAATAAAAGTTAACGCTATGAATATTTTTAGTAAAATGTTTGGTAGTTTCAAAATAATTGCGTATCTTTGCATCGTCAATCAATAACAAAGGGGTTAACAACCGACCACCCTATTTCAAGTATCGGTTAAATTTAAAACATTGAATTATGTTTACTTTTAAGAATTTTGAAAACGAGTTTAACAACCTTTCAAATAACAAACAAGTAGAGATTTTTAACAAGTTTTGCGACAAGTATAATCTTACAGAACAATTCTATGAAATGAGTTCTTTGGATGACTTCTTGATGAGTAGCACACCTTTGGGGGTGCTTAATAGTCTTGAGGAAGGTTTTGATAAAGATAAAGATTATATCCAACAAAATGGATATGGAAATTACGAATCTTTAAGCGGTATAGAAGTAAGGTTATATATCAGCGAAAGCGGTTATATGTCTGAAATATATGAGGATGAAAGTTTGTGGTGCGATACTATAGATACAACACCATACGAGGAGGAAGACGAGGATTAAAAAATGTAACATGATAAGGAAAGGGGGTACGGACAAAATTAGTTAGTACCCCTTTTATTTTGTCTGTAAGGGGTTTAAATTATTTATATGATAACTTATACTATATTATTTTATTAAGTGGTTAGAACTAAAAAGAATATGGTTTATTTTTAATTTGTTCACTGAATATATAGCATGGGTAGGCCCTATGTGGGTGGCCACCTATTTAACCCACCTACCCACCGCCATAAAAGGGGGTGTTTGAGAATGCCCACGGTTCTCCGTCCAAAATTTTCCAAAAAAATTCACCGATTTCCATGATGGGGCCTTTTTTCTTACCCATACCCTTTCAAAAAAAATTTTCCAAAAAATTTTTCATATATTTTCCAGAAGGGTCATTAACAGTACCTCATTTGCTATTTTCAATAATTTTCAAGAAATACTTGATAAATCTATAATCTTTATTATATTTTAATTAAATAGAATAAATTTATGATTATACAGGAAGACCGCAAGACATTTTACGATGACTTATGCAAAAACATAAGTTCACACTTGTTGTCACACAACGACATAGATAATGCTATGTCAGAGTGTGATAAGTCTTCCTGTGCAATGACTGTAAAATCATGGTTTTCGACAAAACAAGTTACAGTCCACAACAAGAACTCACAAAAGTCTTACTTACAACTATTAATGTCCTCTTGTACTGAAGGTACTGTTTCGGGCACTATTATGACAAAAGCAAGACGTATAAGGATTTATCCGACACAGCAACAGAAAAATCTCTTTAAGCAGTGGTTCGGTGTGGAACGCAAGGTGTACAATACATGCATTAATCACTTTAATGAAAAGGACATTGAATTTAAAGGGTGGATGAAAATGAGTAAAACAGTTCTGTCGGGACTCACAGAAAGTTACATAAAGTCCGTACCTTATCAGATAAAGAGTAAGGCAGTGAAGGAATCTTATACCTCATGGATGACTAACTGTAAGAAGACAAAGAAATCTGGTAGACCATTTAAGTTGCGTTATAAGAGTCGTAAGAATCCAGTACAAAGCTGTTACATCCCCAAATCTGCTGTATCAGAGAGTGGAATTTATTATACCATTAGTGGAAAACTAAAGTTCTCTGAAAGAGAGTGGCTAAAGAATGATATTTGTGATTGTCGTCTCATTAATGACCACGGAAGATGGTATCTTTCCGTACCTCAGAAGTTAAAAACGATTCCGACCGAAAACCAAGGTGGAATTGTTGCATTAGACCCTGGGGTTAGGAATTTTCTTACTTACTTTAGTGAAGACGGACGATTTGGATGGCTGGGTATACACGCTTTTGACAGAATACTAAACCTTAACCTTAAGCGTGATAAGCTGCTTAGCAGGTTAGCACTCATAAAGGATAAGAGGAAGAAAGGTAAGTTAAAGCGCACATTGAACAGGACTTATCACAGGATACATGATTTGGGAGATGAGTTACATTGGCAGTGTATAAATTACTTAGTACACAATTTCTCTATTATAGTTTTTCCACCTTTCGAGGTTAAAGGTATGACAAAGAAAGGAAGAAAGTTACGTAAGAGCGTTGTACGCTCTATGCTTTCCTTCCGTTTCTATGAGTTTAAGGATAGATTGAAACAAAAGTGCAAGGAGTGTGGTGTGCTTTATGTTGAACAAAATGAGTCATACACAAGTAAGACCAACAGCTTTACTGGTGAGTTAATGACTAACTTAGGCAGTAAAGAGTGGTTTATGTATGATGGAATTAAGGTCCACAGGGACCTTAATGGTGCCCGTAATATCTTAATACGGGCGATGAGAGATAGCTCCGCTGCAGACTGAGATGTCTGTAGATGATTAGTAACAAAACTAACTTGTTTGTTAGGATTTGTTAACGAACAACTATCGCACTACGTTTATTTTTCGCAATGCTTATATTCGTATACTATATAAATTTCTTTATAGTTTTATTATTTATCTATTTGCTTTCATATTTTATTACTTCTGCATTAGGAGATAGTTTGAAATATTCTTCTTCATCACAGAACAGTGGTGCATAATCCCCAAAAAAATCATTAAACATATCTTCCAACATCATACTATCTGTCATAAATTCATTATCACTTTGTATTCTATCTTTAGGTGAATATGATACAAGATATTGTTGTTTATTTTCGTTATATTCAAATTTTATAGTAAGCCAAGTATATCGTTTTACCATAATATTTAAAAATTCTCTAAGTAAGTTTTCTAATTTTAAATTTTTCTTCATCTATTTTAAATAACTTGTTAATAATCATTTTCCAAAAAACTCTTTAAATTTATCACTACCATATTCATTATCGGTCAATTCAATAATTTCTCCTATTGTATATGTTTTCTTGCGTGGTTCTGGTAGTCGGTGTTCTATAAAATCTCTTGTACCAGCTGAACATGCACCAGTAATGGTACGATATGCTATAATAGCTTCTTCAAACGTCAAGATATCATCAAGTGACATGTTTTTATAATCAGATGTATCTCTATCTGAAATTTTATAAATTAGGTCAAGTTTTGCTTCTTTAAGGGTTTCACCAGGTGCCCAATTATTTTCTCCATCGGTAACAATATATAATTCTTTATCATAACCGACCTGATGAGTGCGATAAACATTGCCATGATGAGAATCAATAATACTAAGAATATCATCAACTTTAATATACCTCACCCCATTAGATTCCCAGAAGATAGGTTCATTTCGGAATTTTTGACGTTTGTCATAATACTCTAAAGGGAGTGATGGGTGAACCATACGATTATCATTATAGTATATACAGCCATATATTAATGAATCATTTGGTACTTCTTCAATTTTTGTGCCTTCCAAACAAAGATAGCCATATACAGTTAAATTATTAGGAATTTTAATAATATTTGAATATTCCAAATCAAGATAACCTCCTACAGTTAAATTATCTGGAAGTGATGTGATATTTGTATCACCTAAATCTAAAAAAGTATGTACTGTTAAGTTTTGAGGTATCGTTTTAATTGAACTATTAGATAAATCAATTCCGCCTCCTACAGTTAAGTTATTTGGTAATGAAGTGATTTTAGTGTTACGTAGATAAAGTGTTCCTCCAATAGTTAGGTTATCAGGTAACTCTGTAATTGCTGTACCACTTAAATTAAGCCATCCTCCAATAACAGTATTGTTAGGGATATTTTCTATTGTGGAGTCTATAAAATCTAATCCATATCTTACTATCAGATTATTAGGTAAGGATTTAATATTAGCACACCATATTGATAATTTATCTAATACTGTTAAATTATCTGGCATCAATTTAGCGTTATCGCCTTTTAGAAATAAATTTCCATCTACAGTTAGGTCATTTGGAATAGATGAGATAGTTATATCACGTAAATCCAAATCGCCAATATAATATGGTTTTCCATTCCTTATTTCTAATTTGTAACCAGTTTCTTTCTCAAATAGTTCTATTATATCATTCATCTCTTTTATTCAAATCATTAATAATAATTTCTTTTATTTTTTCGTCTTTAAATGTACTATAAAATAGTGCTAATTGACTCCATTCTTCTATTTGATATACTTTTTGCGTATCTGTTTTTTCATCTATATCGAATTGTATTGCCTTTTGTTTTGTGAATAATCTTCCTATCTTATTATCTGTTTTTTCATAATTCCAATTTGCATTATGATTTTCTATGAGATGTTTCATAAGTTCATATGCTGTTTTTCCTTTCATTTCTTGTGTTGTCAAGAAGAATCTTGCAAATCGTTTTATGCTATTATCCATGCATTCATTTTGTCTATACACTAACCAATTATATGCATCTTCTACGGTAGGTATATTCCAAGTTTGGCAATTAAATTCAAAGAGTATTAGTTTATCATCATCATTTTCTGATTGATATTGTTTATGATATTCTCTTGTAAAGAATGTACTTGCCATTGATGCTACTATGCTTTGTATTTTTGATACATCTCTTTTCCATAGTGCATTTGTATTGAAGTATGTTGGAATATTAATAATGATATTCATTTCATATCTCCATGTATATCCAATTTTTGTATATGGTATTTTTTCGAGAAGATATATAAGCGTTTTATTCATAAGTTTATTAAACTTAGAATCGAATGGTTTTTGTAGCTTTTGATTTAACTTCTTATAGAAACCTACGCCATTAAGTGTAATGATTATTGGTTTGCCTGCGCTTAGAGTTCTAACGTTTTGTTGACGCATTTGTTCTACTTGTTGTCTTGTTTCCATAACTTGAAAATATTTTGTAATTATTCCCACTCCTAAACTATTTTCAATAAGTTTATATAAATCACTTAATGCTATACCAGTTTTTTCAAATGATTTTAAAACATACTCTATATTATTATTATTATTATTATTATTATTATTATTATTGGGAGTGTCATGAAATGTATTTTCAAATGTTTTATATATTTCCAATGCATCTTCTATTGTTAATTTGGAATCCATTGTTTTATTATTTATATTGTTCACTATTTACGTCTTGTTCATTATTGATGAACATATTATTTATTTTGAACAATTTGTTTTACTTCTTTTTCATTATCAAAATATTTTAGAAGTATTGAATATATTTTTAAGCTTTCGAATAATGCAAATATTAAAACATTCCTTAAGTTATTAAAATCATAAAGTTTACTATTATAAGAGGAAGAAAATGTCTCAGTAAATAACTTTTCAAAATCTTTATCATCTTTTTTCGTGACATCTATAGTATACAACCAACGCTGGAATAAATCTATATATTCTTTTAATCTTTTAAGTTCGGATGGTTTTACAGTTTTAGGTCGGATATTAATACAATAACTGATTCTTGCATTGTCTTCCAAAAAGTAAAGTATTTGGTTTGAAAAATATTTTATATTTTGCTTTGTTGGGTCGATAGGGGATATATTAGTCCACTTATCATAATCTATTTTCTTATTAATTGTGTTATAAATTCTTATAAGTTGGTCTATTCCTTGACCAGCACACTCTATAAAAGTTTCTTTCTCAAAATTATTAATGTTTAAACATATAGTAGGTTTAGACAACTGGTTAGTGATACTAACCAACTGAAAAATATCATCAAATATGAAATATGGCATATCAACTTTGTTGTCTGGTGAAATAGTTACAGTCATTGATAAAATTTCACAAGATTTAATATGTACAAGAGGTATATAATTATTTACTCCTGCTACTGTCAATCTTGAATTAACTTCATACAGATTTTTCTTGGCTTTTTCATATAACTCGTTACATAATTCAGTAATCTTAGAATCATGAGAGAAATTTGTAAAGATTGAACTATCAAAATCCTTGTTATCAATTTTAAATACCATGTCCTTTATTTTTAATTGTACTATTATTTTTTAATGTGATACAAAGATAAACATAAAATCTTATATAGACAAATATAAATCAATAATTTATAGATTTTTAACAAGTATTATTGTAGTATTCAAAATAAAAATTGTATCTTTGCAAAGTAATTAAAAAATAACAAGGGATATGATTTTATTAATTGGAGATATACATGGTCGGAATTTTTGGAAGAAGCCGATACAAGATGTGATTGATGGTAAACTGGATGTAGAGAGAATTATCTTTATAGGTGATTATTTTGACCCTTATCCATCTGAGGGAATAACTGAAACGGATGCTATTAAAAACTTCTTAGATTTATATGATACTGTTACAAAGAATTTAAGTTCTCATATGTATAGATTCCTTGTAGGTAATCATGATTTTCATTACATTAGTGATTATTTTTATGATATCGCAGGAAGTACACGTTATAGTAAAGAATATGAAAATACTATCAAGGGAATTTTTAAAGACGTAATGAAGCCCCTTGACATGCGTTTTGCATGTAGAGAAGAGGTTGGCGGAGAAACAGTATATTTCTCTCACGCAGGAATTAGTTATTCCTGGTATAAAGAACTTAAGAGTAAGTATGACAAAGACGAATGGGATATTTTATTTACTACTAAGGTATCTGATAAGGCAGACAAAAGAGATAAATTTGTAAGATTGCTTGGTCATATTGGTGAAATGCGTGGTGGATATGATAAGACGGGTTCTTGTTTGTGGTGCGATATTAGAGAGTTTTATGATGACAAGAGAATTGGTGATTGTAAGATGCAGATATTTGGACATACCAATGTCGGAGAAGCCCCTGTTGTATATAAAGATTTCGCATGTATAGATTGTTCTACCGCTTGTATTCTAATGGATGATTTGAGTTTATTTACTTACGATGAATACTGTGAGTTGGATAAAGATGAATACAAAGAAATCAATAATAATTAAGTAAAAAAAAACCACACTTCCTATAAAATAAAATAGGTTGTGTGGCTTTCTAAATATGAATAAATTGCAATTAAAGTGTATTTCGTTGTTCCCTTTCCTTGGCACATGATAATTCTCCATTATTTGACCAACAATTCATTTGGTCGTTAATATCCACACCATTTCTTTGCAGATATTTGCCAGTTACTATTTTGTAATCTTTAGGATTTAAGTCGTTATCTTTTAAATCTTGAAAGAAATAATCATTTTTGAAACTTTTCAATTCAGAAGGTTCGTAATCTCTGTAGTCCCAGCCATAAACAATTAGACCAGTTCTCTTATTAACTGCGAAATAGTTGTTACCACCTTTATCCACACCGCTTTCGGACATTTCTTTTATAATTCTATATGTGGCATTTTCTACCATATTACATATATCTGATTCGGTTAATCTAATAATTTTTTTT